TTAGGTTGTTTATGGTTAATTGCATGTTGTCAAATGTTTGAGGGTAGTAGATGGATGATGGGGCGTTCTGTTCTAAAGACATTAAAAGCAACAACTCTAAAAACATTCTTTGAAATATCAACAAAATTTGATATCAATGAACAATGGGAATACAAGCAAACTGAAGGGGTTATTAGATGGTCTAATGGTAGTGAGATAATACTACAGGAATTAGAGGATTTACCAAGTGATGAGGATTTCGATAGACTAGGTAGTTTAGAAATATGTGGAGGGTTTATTGATGAGGTTGCTCAAATTGTATTTAAAGCATGGACAGTTTCAAAATCCAGAATAAGATATAGATTAAAAGATTATTGTAATCTATGTGGTTGCCAAGAGAAAAAAACAATACTGAAGGTTGTAACTAAACAGGGAGTAGAGATAGTTGATGAATGGATTTGTAGTAATGGACATAAAACAAAAGGACTAACTCCAAAACTTTTAGGAACATTAAATCCAACTAAAGCATGGGCATATAAGTACTTTTATAAACCTTATAAGAATAAAGATTTACCAATATTCAGGAAATTTATTTCATCACTACCAGAGGATAACCCTCATTTACCAGAGGCATATATTAAAATCTTAAAGCAATTGGATGAAGCAAGTAAAAGGAGATTATTATTAGGAGATTGGGAGTATGATGATGATAAGGCAACATTGATATCCTATAATGCAATTAGAGATTATTGGAATGGTTCCCATATAATGATTAAATCAACTGATGAAACTTATTTAACAATCGATGTAGCTAGGAAAGGAAAAGACAAAACTGTATTTAGAGTATGGAAAGGATTTGTTTGTGTAAGGAGAAAGGAGATTGCTAAGAGTGATTTAACAGTTGTTGTAGAGGTAGCTAAAGAAATACAGGCAGAATACAATATAACTAACTCTCATACTATTGCAGATGAGGATGGAGTAGGAGGAGGAGTAGTTGATTTCTTGGGATGTACTGGATTCGTAAATAACAGTAGAGCTTTAAATGATGAGAATTATGTTAATCTTAAATCTCAATGTTCAATTAAATTTGCTAAAAGAATTGAGGGTAGAGAAGTAGTAGAGAGATGTGATAGTCCTAAAGTAATGGAGTTAGTTACTGAGGAGATGGAGCAAGTAAAAGTTAAGGACCTGGATAAGGATGGTAAGATGGGAGTAATACCAAAGGAGAAAATAAAAGAATTGATAGGCCGTTCTCCAGATGATTGGGATAGTATAATGATGAGGGAGTGGTTTGAATTAGTAGATGATATTTGGGCAATATAAAAAGTTTACTATATTTGCAGAGGTTATTATAGTTAAATGAGTATTTTGAATTAGGAAAAGCATATCTGAAAATGGTATGCTTTTTTTAATTAAATAAATTTACATACATTTGCTTTAGATTTTCAAAAGCGATATTTATTGGGGTTTAATTTTAATTAATTCTAATTGATGTCAATTAAAGAAAGATTAATCAACTTCGGCTTAAAAGCATTAGGCAATAACACATTTTCTTCAGGTAGTTACGGTTATAAATGGTATAATTATTTACTAGGGGATAAGTCGTTGAAGAATGTAATGGAGCAAGGTTTTGAATCTAATACCTATGTATTCTCAATTATAAATAGAATAGCACAGACTGCAGCAGGATTACCAATAATTATATATACCATTAACGCTAAAGGAGAAAAAGAAGTTATTACTGAGGGAGATTTCTACAATTTTATTCACAATCCAAATGAGGAAAACAATTATAAGACATTTACTTATGAGAGTTTAGTATATCAATTATCATCTGGAAATGAGATTATTTATGGAGAGCCATTATCAGGGATAAGTTATGTAAAGAAAATTTACAATAAAGCTCCTCAATACATTACTCCTCAATGGCAAGTAGATAAAGTAAGGGGAATTACTCCTACTAAATATCGATACAATATATCAGGACAGGAATATACTTATAAGCCAGAAGAGATAATGCATCTTAGAAAGTTTAATCCAGATCCAAATAGTAGGAATCCTGTTATGGGGTTAAGTCCACTACAGGCAGCATTTGCAACATTAAGCGCATCCAATGATATTATTAAGGCTGATGCATCTATCATTAAGAATAGAGGGATGTCCGGAATGTTAACTAATCGAGGTGGTAAAGCTAATGGAACAGAGATTAAAGGGGAATTAGATAAGATATTAAAGAAGAGAATTGGGGGAGCTGAGAAGATGAATTCTATTGGAGCAACAAATGCTAATATAGATTTCATTCAATTTGCAATGAGTCCTACAGATTTAAAGATTTTAGAGAGTGGATTATTTAAAAAGAGAGATTTGTGTGATGTTTATAATTGTGATAGTTCAGTATTCAATGATCCTGAAGCAAAGAAAAACAACAATAGAAAGGAAGGCCAAAAGGAATTTATATTAACTGCAGTACTTCCTCCTGTTAAATCTCATTTAGATTTATTCTCAAAGACTTATATTCCTGCTTGGAATGATAGAGACAATAAGAATTATCATGTAGAAGTTAATGAGGAATTAATTGAAGTTCTACAAGAGGACCAGGCAAAGAAAGCAATTAAGCAAAGAACTTTATCTGAAGCAGTTCGTAAAGTAGTAACAGGAGTATCTAATGGGGAATATACTACTGAATCAGCAATAGAACAATTAGTATATTCTCACGAGATTGATAGAGATTTAGCAAAACAATTAGTAGGAATAAAACCTGAAGTAATTATACCACCAATAACTGAATGATGAAAAAAGATAAAAAATTAACATTGAAAACATTAAGCCAAAAGTTAGCTACTGAATTTGGTGTTAAGAGTTCTAATTCTAGTATTGATACTAAGGTAGATGAAGAGGATAGAACTATTAAGGCAATAGGGAATACTTATTTCTTAATTGATTCTGATTACGATATGTTAATACCTGGATGTTGTAAAAAGTCTATTGAGGATAGAGGACCAGAATCTAAAGCTACAGCAAAAATTAAGCATCAGCAAGATCATATATTGAATACTAAGAATGTAGTTGGTAGAATGACAGTATTAGATGAAAGAAAAATAGATGGGTTTGATGTACTGTATTTTGAATCTTTTATACCTCGATCAGTAAAAGGTAATGAGCATTTAACAAATTATGTTGATATGATTTATGATAATCATTCAATAGGGTTTAGATATAAGACTTTGATATTTGCTTCATTGGATTCTCCTGATGAATTATCAGTAGAGGCATGGAATGAGTTTTATCCTATGGCATTAAATCCAGAGAAAGCAGATGAGTTTGGAGGATTTTGGGTAGTAAAGGAAATTGAATTATTTGAAATATCAGTTGTTAGCTTTGGAGCTAATCAATTGACAGCTAACTTAGGTGGTAAATCTAAGGATTCTAACGATAAGCTAAAAGAGGAAATCTTTGAGAGGTTAGAAAGTTTAAACGCGCAACTTAAATCAAACGCTGATTCTAAGGATGATAAAAAGACTATAGGTCTTGAGATTCTACAGATGAGGCAAATAATCACCGATTTGAAATTAGAGAAGCCATCTAAAGAGGACACGATTGAGCCGTCTGATGAGGATACTTCTAGTAAGGGAGGATCAACAAGTAAATTAAATAAATATTTTTAACAAACAATTTTTAAAATGAAAAAGAGAAATCAAGGATTTGCAAAGATGTTGTCGATTTTCGCAATAGCGATATTGGCATTCGTTGCAGTAGGAAGTGTGATGGCGTGTTCAGGCATGGATGCATCATTATTAGTAGATAGTTTTAGTGGTGGAGGCATAGGAGTTTCTATGGCTACATTACCAATCTGGTTTACTATGGTTAAGAATGCAAAAGAAGGGGAACCTGATGTTAAAACCTTTAAGGAAATAGATGAAAATGCTTACAATGACCTCAAAGAAGAGGATCAGCTCAAGTATATGACAGATATGATAAAGGCTAACAGAATTGGTTTTAATGAGTTGAAAGAAAGAATATCTGAATCTGATGATACTGATGTTAAAGCTGTTAAAGAATTAGAGGAAGAGTTTAAAACCTTTTCATCTAAGATGTTAAACTCTATTGAGAAACAAGCTGAATTAATGGCTGAGATTCAAAGAAATGGAGGAGCTGCTGCAGGAAAATCAGAGATTGATTATTCTTTAACTATCAACGCTGTTGAGAAGGTTAAGGATTCTATAGCGAAGATGAAATCAGGTGATATTAAATCTGTTATCTTCAATATTAAATCTACTGTAGTTCCTGGAGATGTTCAAGGTTCAACTGCTTCTCAAAGAATAATGGAAATAGGTAAAATTCCTGTAAGAAAAACTCCATTGAGAGATTTATTTACATCTGCTCCAATTACTGAGGGTAGAAATAATGGGAAGATTACTTATGTTGATCAAGATACTTTAGCAAGAAATGCAAACAATGTTGCAAAATGTGCTGCTGTACCTGAGTCAGATATTAATTGGCAAGAGTACTCTTGTGATGTAGAAAAGATTGGAGATTCAATTAAAGTATGTCAAGCTGCTTTAGAGGATTTTGATTTTATCGCAAATGAGATTGATCAGTTCTTGAGAGAGAATATCAGATTGAAATTTGACCAACAATTACTTTTAGGATCAGGTGTAACACCTCAATTAAAAGGAGTTGATTCTATTGCTCAGGCATGGAGTGTTGGTGTAGGTTCTCCGATTGAGAATTTAGCTTTACAAATTCAAGCTCCAACAATTGCTGATGTAGTTAGTACTGCATTAAAGCAAATTGAAAACTCAGGTCAAAACAATTCTTATGTAGTTAATGCTATCTTAATGAATCCAGAGGATGTAGAATTAATGATTCTTACTAAGGATTTAAATAACAATAGTGTTAATGAGAAAATCATTAGAATTGGAGATGATGGAACTGTATTTGTGAAAGGTGTAGCAGTAATTGAGAATCCATTGGTTCCTCAAAATGTTGCTTATGCAGGTGATTTCACAAAAGGAACAATCTATATCACCAGAGATTTAAATATCAAAATGACTGATTCTAATGCAACAGAGTTCTTATCTGATGTATCTACTATTAAAGGTACGATGAGAGCTGCTTTAGTTATCAGAAATGTTTGGGCTAATGCGTTTATTAAAGTAGCAAGTATATCTGCTGCTCAAACTGCATTAACTAAGCCATAGTTTTAGTTAGTAAATCATTAAACCTCCTACAGAAATGTAGGAGGTTTTGGTGGTAAAAAACATTACTAATTAAAAAAACAACGTTATGAAAATTGTATTTACAAAAAATCATCCAATAGGAATCCCTAAAGGAACAGTTCAAAACATTCAGGAGAAACAAGCATTAGAAATGATTGAAGGAGGTTATGCTAAAGAAATATCTGATAAAGAATATGAGGTAGGTATGAAGGCTTACAGAGAACAAAAGTCTAAAGAAGCAGAGGAAGCTAAAAAAGAATCTGAAGAATCTAATGGAGATAGATTTCAATTACTCAATGATAATACTAATGAAGAGGAAGAAACTGAAGAGGAAGAGGAAACTGATGATAGAGAGTTCTTAAAAGTTACTGAAGAGGATTTAGAAAACAATCCTGATTTTAGTGATAGAGGAGTTAAGGAAGGAGATGAAGTATTATTAGATGGAAGTGGACAGCCTGTAAGAGATATTGAGGATGGATTCTATATGGGAAGAGATGGTAAATTGGGAAAGTCTCAACCATCTTCAGAAGCTACCTCAGAAGATGTAGACAATACATCAAACAATTCAGGAGATGGAGGAGATGGATCATCAGAGGATACAGAACCTAAATATCATACATTAACTCAAGAGGATTTAGATGCTGATTCTGAATTATCGAATGATGGAGTAGTAGTTGGAGATGAAATAGAGCTTCAAGATGATGGAGATTTCGCAGTAGGAGAGGATGGGAAAGTGATAAAAAAGCCTGTAGAGGCAAGTAAATAATTAAAATTATTCCTCTCCTTAATTGGAGGGGATTTTTAGCTTATGTCAATATTCGTACAAAAAACAGATTTCGTAGGGCAGTATGCAATACCTACAGATAAATATACTAAGTTGAATTTACAGCAGTATATTGATAAGTATGAAGTATTATATCTTCAGAATTTATTAGGATGTGATTTGTATGAATTATTCAAAGCAGATTATTTATTAGGACCTCCTCCAACAGAACCAAGATTTTTACAGATATGGGAACCATTTTGTAAGGATGTAACAACTGTTGGATATGGATTGTGGTATAATGGATATGATTATTACGACTATGAAGATTGCCCAAAGCAGTTAATCTCTCAGGGAATGAAAGAAATGCTATTAGGGTTTATCTATTGGGAGTTTGTAGGGGATATGAGTGTAAAGGTTGATATTGGAGGAATCTATAAGAATGACCAGGCTAATGGAGAACCTGCAACATTTGAAGAGAGCAAGTTGTATAAGAACTACAATGAATCAATAGATACTTATTGCGCTATTCAATATTACATCTGTTGGAATCCAGATAGCTATGATTATTCAGAGTACAATGGAATTAAAAAGGATAAAGCAATTTTTATATAGAAGTTATGAGCAAACCGATTCAAAGAAATTTTGTATTTACATCTGATGGGATTAC